TCGTGCCACCAGCGAGCCGTTTCGATGATCCGATCGGGGATCGGAGTTAGTTTGGGATCCTGGCCCCGGCCCCGTTTTCCACATTCCAAAATGATCATCCGAGCGAATAGCCCGTTGGTGAGCATCCTCTCCGAGAGCGATTCGTAGTAATGGTTCGGGATCGCTGTTCCAAACACGACCAAACAGGGTTGCTCGATCGACCCTGGTGATTCCTTGCCAGCCTTGCGACGCATGGGATAAAAGCTGTTTGCGCTCGAATAGAACGTCAGCAGCGTCCCCATGATCGATTCATGCCGAGCATCGCGACTCTTGCTAATCGAGAGCAACATCCCATCGATCTCGTCGGTCTGAAACAGCATGCAAGGGGACAAAAACAGAGCGTCTTGGATCCCTTCACCGCTAGCGAACCGCTCCCCAACACAGTCGGCTAGCCCAAGGTTCTTAAGTATTTTGCCGTTGAGCTTCCTGGGCCAATCCTTCCCCGAAGCCGAATGGGCTAGACCCAACAGATAGATATTCGTTCGATTGTCACCCGGATCACGAACCTTACGGCCAGCTAGAAAGGCTTGCAGAGCAAGTGCACCACTGAAAGCCATCACTTGATTTGGATAGGGAGCCGTCTGAAGGCAATGATCCATCAGCTCACCGACAAAGCCGGGGATACGAAGCAAGTGCTCTGGAGTTGCCCCAGGGTCTTCGGTCTCTTCGTACGGATCAGGCAATGGAATGTCATCGTCGGATGTGATCACCGGACCAGCCGAATACGGAACCATCACCTCGCCGGCTTCCCCGAATCCTTCCTGTCGCAGCGCACGAGCAGCAGCGTCATAGTCGCCCGCAAATTCCAAAAGTGCATAAACAGCAAACGGTGCATACGCTCGATCGGATTCGAACGGCGATGCATTGGCGCTAAACACATAAAAGACTCGGTCCTTGAGAGTCGCCGACCAGCCGGCCGATTTCCCAGGTCTTCGCCAATACTCATTGACTCCGGGTTTTGCTTGGACCCAGCCATGGCGTTGCAAAAGACCCTGCACATCGCCACGCTCATTGAAATCGTCGCCGGGGCGATGCAAATCATCCACGCGTGATGAAACCATCCCCTCGACGCTTTGCGTGTGATAGCTATTGAGGCTCCAGGCAGCCTCGAGCAACCTCTCGCGCTCTGCTGCGGTGATGATAGGGATCGATTCGAACGACCCTTGCATCAGCTGGTAACCTTCGGTCGGTGCGCAAAGAAACAGCCCCCCCTCTCCTCGTGTCTCGATGAGAGTCTGCGGCTTGCCCTCGACGAGCGATTGCGAAAGCTTGATGTTCCCACAAATCGCTTCATCGACACGGTAGATCACATGCCGACCTCCGGATTGTGTCCGTTCGATGATTAGCCGAGCGAGTAATTCTTCCGGAACCAAAGCAGCCCAAGCTTCGAACTGATCGGCTTGGAAGTCGAAGTCGATCACCTCCAGATTGCCACTGACACCTCCGGCCACGATACAAATTGCATCGGGTCGGCTCGCAAACCAATGCTCGATTTGCTGCGAAGTCGGAAGCTTCGATTGAAACGATTTCCAGCCGGCAAGCGCCGGCCGTTTTTCGGATCGAACGGCCGGGAGGACACATAGCCCCAATTGAAGGTATTGTCTTGCGATCTCGATCATTTTTGCTCCTTTCGTGATCTCAACAGATCGGTGCCAAGCACCAGAGCACGTCGAGCCTCATCGGATGGTTCCAAACTCCCACCGCATCTAGCGCACCGAGGTCGCGATCGACGATCGAGCCAAGCGCGCGGAATCATCTCGCGATGTTTACAATCGATACAGTGAACCCAGCAGCGAGGATTTGCAGCCATACGATCTGTCTCCTTGGTCAAAACGGGGCTTCATCGAGGTCGAGGGCCTCGCAGTGGCTCTCGGGCAACGGCTCGGGCATTGGCCCAAACTGGTAATCGATGATCCGTTCGTACTGCTCTCCGGAGACGCTGCGCACGGTGATCGCATTCGTGATCGCCAGCCCACCACCCAGAGCGATCTGTACTGCGCGCTCGATCGTGGTGGGTACCGGATCGCTGGAGCGTCGCTTCCACCAAGCAACGGCTTTGCCTCGTGCGTATCCGGAATGCTCCAGACAGATCCATTCCGACTTGTAGAGATTCCAGCCAACCAGATAGTCCACCCTCAGAGTTCGAGGAGCGTCTTCGTCGGCCCCTCGTTTCACATGAACGCTGTATGAAATGTCCTGGACCTCATACGTTGTGGTTGTTACTTGACCCGAGAGAATCCCTTCTTCGCTTGCCTTTGCGTCATGCTTCTGTCGATCGGGTGGTGGAAATACATATCCGCAATCCGGGCAAACCGAGAAACCTGCAGCTATAACTGTCTGGCACTCTGGGCACTCCTTCGCGGGTGCTGAGCCAGTGCCACTCTCGCGCTGCGTAACCTTGATCTGATCGACCGGACCGTGGCGCAGAACATTGTTTCCAAAGTCCAAAATCAGGCAGTTTTCTTTGCTTGGATGCAACCGGAATCCTCGGCCAACCATCTGATAGTAAAGCCCCGGAGACATCGTTGGCCGGACTAATGCAACGCAATCGATGTGGGGTGCATCGAAGCCGGTGGTAAGCACGTTGACGTTGCATAGATATTTCAGCTGGCCGGTTTTAAACCGTTGCAGCGTTTCATCTCGCTTGTCTGCCGGCGTATCACCCGAAACGAATCCGCAGGAAATATTGTGGTAGCGTTCCAGAGTATCCACGATGTGCATGCCATGCTGCACACCTGAGGAGAAGATCAGGCATGCGTTGCGATTGGTTGTGCACTGAGCGATCTCTTCGCAGGCCGCTCGGACCAGGGACTCTTGATCCATGAGACTCTCGACCTCATCGGCCAGGAATTCCCCACCACGCACATGCAGCTCATCTGTGTCGGCCTTCGACTTTCCAGCTTTGGTCACCAGAGGGCAAAGATACCCATCGCGGATCAGCTCCCTAACACCGACTTCGTAGCAGATATGGTTTAGGAAACCATCGTGCGTGCAGATCGATCCGCTTTTAAGTCGGTACGGAGTCGCGGTAAAACCGATGACTCGCAGATGGGGATTGACCTTTCGAGCATCGGCAAGGAACTGCCGATACATTCCATCCCCTTCAAGTGGAATAAGATGAGCTTCGTCGACTAGGATCAAATCAAAGGCATCCAATTCGCACGCGCGGCGATAGACGGACTGGATACCAGCGACGATCACTGAATTGTTTGTATCTCTGCGTTTTAGACCAGCAGAATAGATACCAAAGCTCACCTCAGGACACACTGTAGAGAGTTTATCAGCGGTTTGCTGCAAAAGCTCTTTGACATGGGCAAGGATCAGAACACGTCCGTTCCATTGAACGACCGCATCACGACAAATCGTTGCCATGATCGGAGTCTTACCCCCTGCTGTTGGAATCACCGCGCAAGGATTGTCATCCCTGTTTCGCAGGTGATCATAAACAGCATCGATCGCTGCTTGCTGATATGGTCGTAAGATCAACGGACCTGTTCCTTGTAGCGTTAGCCAAACAAATCGTTCTCAATCGGCTGGAGCGTATTGATCGATTCGCACCAGCACTTTCCCACCAGGGAAAACCTCACGACGCTCGATCGTGAGTTTTGAAATCTGCGAGTCATCGTGATATGCGCCCCCATGCATCAATGCATCGAGCAACGATTTTTGAATGTTGTCCACATCTCTTCGACGCCGGTCGGGAGGATACATATCGATCGCGACACTGAGATTGCCTGACAAGGGCTTCATGCCCCGCAGCAACGCACAGACCCGCGCTCGATATGCTCTCCCATGCTTACTGAGCAACGTTCGATTACCGATTCGACGCCAAAGATGGTTAATGCTTGGTGGGAACGGCAATTCGAAGTTGATCATCATTTTTTCTCCGAGCTTTCGAATTGGACAAACACAGGTGCTTATCCGATGCCAGGGTCTGATTACCTTCGCCAAGGAGGAGTGTTCGTAGCGGACTGCTGCGACTGTCCCTTGACCGATTCCTTCCTCGAGTAACCCTTGACCTCATTGGTCACATCTCCGGTGTCCTCGCGTCGCTTGCACTTCACGGAGATCTCCAACGGGAGGTTGTGCAACTCGACCGAATCGCTAGGAGTCATGACTCCCACGGCTCGGCAAATCGAGGACAGCTCACGCTGCGCGATCTGAACGGTGGTGGGGTTCGGGTTATTGAGATTGAGCCGCGACCAGACGAGCCGGCCCTTGCACGGTCCTTCGATGATCTCGAAAGTCAGTTGCAGGTAATTACCGACACCTGACTTGGTAGGCCTGAGCTCGGATTCCGTGATCATCGCCACATATTTGCCCGCAGGAAGCGGCTCGAAGTCGGAAGTTGGTTCGATTTGGTTAGCGTCAAATCCGGTGAGATTCGCCATGGTTTTTCCTCGTTTTGCTGATGAAGATGAAAAGGGTTAAATCGTTGGTCGTTGGTGTTATTTACCTGCGGGTTCGGCTAGCAAGCTCTCGGCAAATGCGTGCCATGAAAGAGGGATTTCCGGTGCAAGACCGAATCGGTTTTTTGCGACCCATGCGGGGCTTCCCACCGTTCGCAGTACTCGGTCCTCTCCGTTGGCCCCGATCGGGACGGCAATGCTCCGTTCGCGTCCGAAGCCGGCATCCTCGCTGCGAGTGCGATACTTCCAGTGAGCAAACAGGATCGCATCGACCCATTCACCCAGTAACGCTCCAGCATGTTTGTGCAGCCTTGGAGAATACCGATCGTAGGATGGTGTCAGTGGATCCTCCACTTTCTCCACCTTCGAGTGAGCAATCAGAATGACGGCCATGTGGTGTTGATTGCGAAGCTCGGTAAGGCAACTGACGATCTCTCGCCAGTACGTCAGAGCGTGCATGTACCCTCTGGCGTATCCCCCGTCGGCTTTCTCAATGCTTTTGACACCGAAGTCCTGACAGACTCGATCCCAGATCAATCGCTCAAGCCAATCGAGACTGTCGATGCAAACGGTCTGAAACTCGTGTTGCTCTGTGCCGAGTGCGGTAAGCGATCCCATGACATCCGAGAGTGTCATCGCCAAGGGAAACTTATCGCAATCGATCTCATCCAGACCGTCTTCGGTTTGAATAAAAATCGGATGTGGGGCGCAGGACGCAAAGCTGCTCTTGCCGATTCCTTCCACGCCGTAGAGCAAAAGCCTCGGAGGGCGCGAAGCACGTCCGCGTTCAATTCGATTCAGCATGTTCATGCAAATT